GCTCTAATATCGTATTGAGATAGTCTAACTGTGTTCAATGGTCCTGTTAACTTCCATAATATAGACTGTATTTGATAGTAAGATACGTCGTATTCAACAGTTCCCTGCTCTATACCTACATACTCTTGTTCGGAGATCTCTTTTACATAACCCTGTTCGTTTATCTTTTTTACAAAGAATCTGTAAAAGTATCCTCTGTTATAATCTGGTTCTGTTGGTTTTGGGTGATAACTTGTTGGTTGGGTTCTATCTTTGGGCTCTACAACAGCTGCCGCGGTTATGGTAAATTGTGATCTAGACTCTGGCGATAATCGACCTCGTTGGTTTGTTGATAGAAGATTGTTTTTTATCGGGTCTAACCTTTCGTTTGGGCCGACAGCTGGATTAGCGCCTGTATAAAACTTGCCATCATAAGTAGCATAGTATAACCCACTATATGGCACACCATTTAGCCTATATTCATTTCCGCGTGTTGTAAGATTTGTTTTTACTCTAAAAGACGGATAGTATCTAATCGGCATTTTATGAATTATTTAAAATCTTTTATAATGTTCCATGCGCCTAAACCAGATTTTCTTCTTTCTGCTCTTTTTTGAGAATCTGTTATATATGGAACTGAAAACTCATAATAATCAATCCAATACAGCGCTGCCAATTCTGCGCCAGTGGCGTCATTAGGCACACTTTTTAATTTCGAAACTAGATTGGGCCTAGAAGAAGCTTCTTTCAATATAAATAGCATCTGAGTTTCAAGATTGTCTGCTGATGCACCTCCTCTGCTATTTACAAAATTAACATAATTATCTAATCTTTTACCAACCCATTGCGGAATTCCATAAGCAGTAACTCTTTTTCCATTATATGTTGGCGTTGTGAACATTCCTGTTTTTACAGCAGCTGTTTGTTGATCTGTCTTTTGCCCCTTCCCACTTCCAGCTTCGACAGTGGTTTTTCCTGAACCCCTTTCTGTAGCTCCTATTATCCAAACGTAGGGGTTTAAACCGGATTCTCGATACATAGTACCCAACGCACCTGCTGCAGCTGCTTGACTATAACCCTCTGCTTTAAATAATAGCCACATTTTTTCAAGATCTCCTCTAGCTCTTGATAAATTATCGGCCAGTACATTTCCAGTTTGGTATAGATCTCCGGTTGGAACAAAACCTGGAACGCCTAAATTTGATTCTTGAGAATTATTAGTAGGTTTAGGAACCCCTTTCCATGTTCCATCGACTAATTTTGATGGCTTGTTTTGATACCCAGCTATGTTTTTTACGTAATACATGTTAGCTTTTACGTCTGTTGTCCAAGAATTATTCTGTATAGTGTGATCTAGACCGGTGACTATAAACCCAACTCTACGTGTCGCGTTTTGTCCAAATCCTCCAGCTGCTATAGTATAAGAATAAGGTAGCATCTCTTCAGGTATTGTAAAAGCGTGATATATTCCCATTCCAGATATTCCATCTGTACTAAAGTTAACAGAAAGCGGTAATAACGTAGTTGCTCTAATTTCTGGATCTTTTTCAGTATTCCTTGCTTTTGCAACAGCCTCTATGTAATAATTGATAGCCTGTTCTACTCCCTCTTCTGATCTGCTTCCCCCTAAATAATAACCCTTAACTGATTCATTGAATCTAGAGGCAGCGAGTGCTTTTCTTTGAAGCTCCAAAGAGCCTGTATTTAATTTAGCTTTAGCATTGTCGTTTACTGCTGTAGTAACAGGTCTATATCTATTTATCGCGTAAAGACTTGAATTTCCTACGCCTGTTCCATCTGTACCAGCCGTTGTTTGGTTTTTTACGTCTGAATTCGCACTTATAGCAAGCATATTGCTCAATTTTGTGCTATTATCTGTTTGTATTGTAAAAGATCTAGCTATTGACTGTTTTCCAAAAACCGGGATTTCGTATGGGACTGTATTTAGTATGTTTACGTTGTCTACAGCATTCATCACGTTATTTCCAGGTATAGCTTGATCGTCTACTACACAGAAACAGTTAGAGTAGTCATCGTACGCGAGTCTAAGCACATTGAAATTTCCCAAGGATTTACTAAGATCAGACAGTATTTCGTCCATTAAAGATCTAAAATAAACAGAGTTAGTTTCATCTTTTGTAGCGTGACTTCTTATAGTATCTAACAGGTAGTCTATGCTAACAAGCACATTCATCAATTTCCCTCTATAGTTAGGTAACGCCGAATTGTTTGTTGTTTGAAACTTAAACGGTGGAAGAGTCTTTGATACCGCATCGGTTGTCCATAGATCTGTTGCGTTTGACTCTTTATTAACCGCTATTATTTTATCACCCTGCAGTATTTTTGGATCGAAAAGCTTTTTATAAGAACTTAATTCTCCCTTGAACGGAACTACGAATTTGTAAGGATTTGCGCTTAACATAAAATCGGAGGATAGTATTATGTTGCTTCCTTGATTGAAATCTAAATAGAAGAGAGGTATGTTTAGATCCGGTTCTGTGGTATCATACAAAAATCCGCAGTGATTAAGGATCATAAAAAAGAATCCCATAGTTACATACGTCGGATAGTGTATATCTCCCCCTTCAACTAGGTTTTTAGATTGATAGTAAGGTATAACAAAAGATTGGAGTATCTCAGCAAAATTAATCGCGTATTCTTTGTCCTGTCTTATAGCTTCTAATACAGTTGGATCATTTACCCCATCGTCTTTCATCAAATTTCTATGAAAACCAAATAAAGCGTTTGTTAAAAATCTATCTTTTTTACCAAAATTAGAAGCAGCATAATACGCGTTGTCCGTAATAGCTTTATTTATTATTTCGTCTGGTTTTTCTATAATCTGTTGCAAATTTCCTTTTCCAAAAGCGCCGTCAGCAAATATGTTGTACAGAGACTGTTTATCCTTTCCTTTTGGATCACCCCACTTTATAGAATCGACTTTGCTTATCTCTCCGTTACCGCTTATGAATCTTTCTATGGTCAACAGTTGAATCGTCCTAAGTATGCCCTCCATCTGCGATTTGTACATTGCAGCTTCTGAATTCTGTAGATCGTCTACCTTCACTTTTGTATAATCGGGCGGTACGTACGCTGGGATTTGAGCGCCCTGACTAGGCACTGGAGGAGCTACGTTAGTCGAAGGATTGGGCGATATATAAGCATCTGTTATTTGCCATTTAGTTACCAAATCAAAATCTGATATACCTATACCAATTCTAACATCTTGTTTTACGTAAACTGTTTTTTTTGGTATATTTGCTCGACCGGTTTGTACTATAGGACCAATTGTGCCTGGTAAATTATCCACTGGTATCAATCCTTCAAATATTGCTCCGTATTCGCTGTTAACTTGTATTTGTAATAGAGATAACAACCAATTTCCTGATAGAACTTGTACTATAGCATCAACTATTTTTTGTCTCGTTTCTCCTTCTTTTCCCGGCCCATCAGTTTCTACATTTCCCGTCTTAAAGGCTGGATCATATGTAACACCCGAGGTTTTTGAAAATTTTGTAGAATATCTTATGTATATCTTTCTTGTTCCTATTGATTTTCTAACTGCGCCACTAGCGTATTCTATTGTATAAAATCCATCATCCTCCCCTGTTGGAAAATTTCCAAAGGTGCCAGTACGTAAAGTGTCATTCGCCGCGTAATCTACATCAAAATAAGTTATGTAACCATTAGCGTCTTTTGTTTCTAGAACAATAGTTTTACCTGCTCCACCATCCACATTTAATTTATCTGGGGAACCACCTTGAATTGCAGTAACGCCTGTGTTAACATTAGCAGAGGTTGATATATTATTTGGTCCCAAAATAGTATTCAAATCAGTATTTACAGATCCCAGACCGAGTATACTTCTTATTTGGGGTAAATTCCAATTAAATGCAGCTTTTACGTTATTGGGTCTTAATAAAGCTCCAGGAAAAGTTTTTTCTTTAAGTCTAAGTACAGTTTTTTCTTTTTGTAAAATGTAATAATACTTTTCTTGATCGTTTTTTTGATTTCTGTCTTCTACATATATATTATCTGTTGATCCAGGATACTTAGGGTCATTCAGCGTAGAATATCTTTTAGTATCTTTTTTAACATCTGCAACAAATTGATCAAATTTCAAAGGACCAGGATCTGGAGTATTTATTGGTTTTCCTGAAGACTTATCCACAATATTAGAACCATTACACTCAAAGGTTGTGATCGTTGTTCCTTTTCTAAAAGTAGAATTTATAAAAAATACGTAGTCTTTTAGTTCTGATGTTGCTGCAGAAGGTTTTGCGTATGTTTCGTTATTGACGGTGACTATTTGAAATTCTCCTGCGTATATTCTGTCTCTTATGCAACCAGGGTAATTATCTCTATTGCTTGGATCGTTCTTTGCAGCCGATGTTTGAGCTGTTATTAGGGCAACCTTTTCCTCGTATTCTCGTCTTGCTATAGCTTCAGCTTGATTTTTGTTTATGTTTGTAATAATGTTAGCTATTTTGCCTATAGCGTCTTTAAATGTATCGGGAAGCGAGGCTATCGTGTTAGTTCTCATAGACTCAGCCAACATACCAGGACCTATGACTTTTAGTTTACAGTCGTAACCACCTTCTGTGTTTGACGTAAAGCTAAAATTTGTAACAAGGCCAACCATTGCGTCGTAATTACCGTCTGTTTGCCTTATCGCTTTGGCTATTTCAACCCTGAGTTTAGCCTCGTCCATATCTGCTTTGAATGGGTCTACAGCGTAGTCTTCTGATTTTTGAAGAACGTCGTAAGGCTCTAACTGATTTGTAGGATTGTTTTTTTGTTTGTAGAAGAATGTGTTTCCCCACTCAATGAACATGGTGTATCCAAGCTTAAAGTAGAGAATATCTACTACGTCCAACTGTTGTTTAGTGTTTACTTTAAAGTCTATGTCTGCCTGTAGTATAGAACCGAGTTTACCCTGTGTGGTTATCTTAGCTGCAGTTATGCCTGCTATAGGTCTTAATCCGTAAGTTGGATCTATGTTATTGACATCGAAGTACGGTTTGGGTTCGTATCTCGGTGCTGTAGTATTTTTAAAATCGTCTAACGGATCACTATTCCTATCTGGCGAAATCTGTGTTACGTCCATCTTTCCAGTATACGCACTGGTACCGCCAAATAAAACGAAAGATTTTGCTAATTTTTCTTCGTCAGAAGGCAATTTTGTGATTCTCTTAATCGAATCAGCGTACGATCCAGTTATGTTTACTGATGAAACTACCCTGATCCATCCGCTTTTGTTTGCCATGTATACTAGAGCATTATCGTCTCTAGTATCTAAAGTTTTATCGCTCCTTATGTAAAACTGATTTATTACATATTCTGGCACAGGTTGGCCGAGTATACTATCTAGTTCTGTGTAACCCATTTATCGTGTTGAATTTTCTGTTTTGTATAAATTGTTTATAGGTACTGGATTAACTGGTATCCTTAACTGCATGCCTACTGGAGGGTATATAGAGTCTCCAGGAAGTGAGTTAGCTGTAGCTATTACCCACCAGTAGCTCATATCTCCGTAAAAGTCAAGAGCTATGAGATCTAACCTATCTCCCAATGTGGTTATAACATAGTTATCCCCCTCTGTAACAGGAATGTCGGGGTACACGTTTGTTTGATAAGACCTTTTCTTTCCCTCTACGTTTAGTTTAGTTGGTATGGTTTCGTATCTATAAGGCATTTTTTACTTTTTTAAAAATAAGCTGGGGGCACGCGTTTAGCCTCTCTCTCCTGTTCTCTTTGTTCACGTCTGTCATTTCTACGAATTTGTCTTGCTGCTTTATTGTTATTTCTAGTTTGTTGTCTTTTGCGTCTTCTGGCAACTTTTTCTGATTCTCTAATAGGCTCTGTATCGTAAAAATCTACGTTAAGAGCATCAGGTCCGTTTCTATCCATATCTCTATTGTATATTATGCTATTTGGAGAACCTGGATCAACTACTCGCTCAGGCATTGTTTCGTGTATTGGTTTAAATGATATCTGTACGTCTAAATAGTGAGGAAGTTGGTATCCGTTGTTTATTTCCCAAGAAGAGTCTTGATTTATTGTAATATTTACGCTCTCTATGAAACCTGGTACTCTATAGAGATAGTCACCGATAGTAACTCTGGTAACAGACGTTCTCATCACGCCAGAGTCAGAATAATCTGGATACACCTGAGATGCTAAAGCGTTTAGTTTGTTGTATAATGGAACTAAGTCTCTTGGATTCTCCGCTGCTACCCTAAATCCAAAACCTATCGTCCTGCTATATCCTTGATAAATGAAAAAATCTTCTCCTCGGCCTAGATACTTAAATGAGTTATAAGTGCCTTGGTGATTGTCTGTTAGCCCGTTTGTGAGATAAGCTCTAAATTGTATAAAAATGCCCAAAGCTGGATTATTGTTATTTATACATTCGAAACCAAATTTTATTAAATCGTCTATTGCTCCATCTGTATTTTCCCAAAGCGTGTTCGAATCATACACTCTTATTCCAGATTGAGCTATTTCGTCAGGAGCGCTTATATCGTCCCCAGCTCTATAACCATTAGACATCTTATATGTGATCTCTCTAGACTTATCCTTTTCTCCAGTTTTAAAATCTTGTATATCAAATTGAACAGGGTAATTATGTATAGTTGCAGCACCTGATTGATCTTCAGTTACAACCCTATTGTTAAGATTGACGCTAGACTTTCTAAGAGCGTTTACAGTTTGACTCATTATCTGATCGTAGGTCATACTCGCGCCAGATCTTGTTTTTCTAACAGCCAATGAAGTATCATCAAATCTCCGTATTATTGTATTACCTATGCCGTAAACAGAGCCAGGTCCACCTAAGTAGTTCTGTATAACGTTTCTGTTCAACGATATACCAACTTGATTTATCTTATTTATGGCTCCCAATACTGTTCCTCTCGCGACTATCTGATCTGAGCTTCTTAACTTAAGCTGTTGTAGTATTAATAGTCTGTTTTCCAATTCAACTTCATCAGAGCTCATTCTGTTTTGAGCACCCACAGTCTTATCGTAATATTTAGCTGTAAGATCAAACGGAAACAAACCTGCTCTTGGCAAATGAAATCCTGTGCCAGAAACTCCAACTTGCGCTAAGGTGTTTTTTCCCATATTGTACACCCTTGTGTTTTCTAGTATTCCTGGAAGAGCACTTACATTATTAAAAGAGTCTGTAAAAGTATTTCCTGTCTCTGTTTTTGGGTTGCTCAATTGCAAACCTATCTGTTTGTTTATGAACGCTGTACCACGTGGTGCGTCTTTTAGAAATTTAGCTATCCTCTCCCGATCTATCTGTGACGATATGGTGAGTGTTTGGGTGCCTATCTCTAGGTTTGTTTTTCCGCCCCTTATTGGATAATCTAATGAGTTTCTGTTCGTGATGGCGTAGTCCACAAGAGTTTGGGGAGCGCCCTGCGTTGCGTATCTGTCTCCTATTATGGGAGTCTGTATGTATGGTTGCCCTGAATTGCCACCGTTCAGCCTATCGTTGCCGAATTTTAGTGATGTGAGGTTTGTTTTTAAATCTAACAGTGGCATTTTTGTCTTTTGTGCTTTTTATATTATTTTTATCCTGATGTGCTTATTATTCTATTGCCATCAATCTTTCCCTTACCATTTTGAACGTCGTTCTTTTTTATGACTTGGTTGATCTCTTGACCATCCAACATTGTTTTTATTACTATGTATTGGTCTCCTCCTCGAGCATTAAGATCTTTAGCAACAGCGTCTGCTTGAGCTCTCGATTGGTACATCATGTTGGTGTTCACAGAAGTGGCTCCAAAATTTCCTCCAACTGATCTCACGCGATTAGCCATTGCCATTCCACCTGATTTGAAAAAGCTCGCTCTTTCCATCCACTTGTCTTCATCTGTGAAAGGTAAGTCAGCAACTACCTCAAACAAATCGCCTATGAGTCCTGAAACCATCTCTATCGCGCCAGCTATAGCGTCTCTAACCCATTTTATGATACCACGGATGGTGTTTGGGTCTGTTAGCATATTTACGAACCCTTCTATCTTTTCTATGATTCCTGATCTTTCGACGAAGTCTATAACGCCCTGCTTTATCTTCTCAATCAAAGCCATCAATTTTTCTTGAGTTGATGCTTGAACCATGGTTTGGTATGCTTGATCTCCCAAAGCTGCGGCCATTTCTTTTTCTGTTCCGTATTTCTTAAGTGCTAATTGGTACATCTCTCTAGCGTTCTCAGTCCCCTTTGCTCCTAACTTTGAATACATCTCCTGTTTCTGTAGCATGTCTGCCATTTGGTCCCTAGACATGCCCATAGCTTCTGCTAAACTCTGAGCTTGTAACCTATTCATCTTCAAGAAGTCAGCGCTAGAACCTACGTGTTTGTTGATCTCAGCTGCTGCTCCTGCTAGATCGTTGTTCAAAAACAGCTCTCTGGCTTTATTTAAGTTTATTTCTTTACCTGTAAGTATTTGCGCCTCCATTTCCTTTGTCACGCTAGACTCAAAATCAAGAAACGAATCAGCCATTGAATCTAGCTGTTTCATGTCCATTCCCATGGCCTTTATTGTCAATAAGCTTTTTGTTAACTGGGCTGGATATTTAGAAAACGTAAGTCCCAACACGCCCGATAGACTGGTAACCTCTTTTAATATTTTTTGATAGTTGAACTGCACTCCTGTTGCCCTTTCTAGTCCTTTTACCTGAGCTAGTACGTTTTTAACAACGCCTTGGGTGGACTTACCAGTTATAGTAGAAACCTCTGCTAACTTCGATCGAGTTTCAAGCTCCAATCCTGCAAAGTCTTTCAACATTATGTTCGTCTGTAAAGTCGCGTCAGATATCCTATTGTTTACCTCTAATTGACCTGCTAATTCGGAGAAAGATTCTAATAGCTTTTTAGAAGTAACGAATACATTTCCTCCGCTAAAAGATATGTCTTGGAAGTGTCTGTTTAACTGTCTAGCTTGACCAGACGTCATTCCCAAGTTTCTACCAGCTTTCACTATAGCATCATCTACTCCAACAACTACGTCTAACAAAGCTGAGAATCCGTCTATTAGCCCGCTAAGCATACCACCTATGAAAGGTATATTTTTTGCCATGCTAGATATTCCACCCGTAAGTCCAGATACGACGCCTCCGCCTTCTGGCGTTAGTGCCTTTAGTCCAGCAGTGGTCGCTCCAAAAGCAGAGCCTAGAGCGCCTTTTACTGCGTTTTTTGCTTTTGATATGCCTACAACTAATGCGCCTGCTATAACTGCTGGATCTAATATATTTTGCACCATAGTTTTTCCCGCTGCTTTTATACCAGCTGCTAATACTTTCCATTTACCAGCATTAGTTACTTTTCCGTTAGCATCAACTGTTTTTCTTGCCGCAAATGTCATGGCGTTATATGCTTCTTCACCAACCCCTATCTTATCTGCAAAAATTTTCATTAAATTTCCCGAGATGCCTAACTGCTTACTAACTTTTTTCTCATTTTCGAAAGCTATTTCTCCTGATTTTCTCTCCTCTTGAGAAACTTCAAGCATTTTTTTGTGGTAATCTAAATTTTGAAGTTCTATATTACCACGCAATCTAGCTTCATTAACAGCAATCTGAGCTTCAACGCGCTCTTTCATTTTTAAAGTTGTTGCTTTTTTAAGTAAGCTTTCTAGAGTTTCTCTATTTTTTAATTCTTTTTGAGTTTCTTTCGATAATCCAGCTTCTAAATCAGCAACTTTCCTACCAGCTATATATTCTTTTTGTTTAAGATTGTTAAGCTCTCTATTTACTTCTTTGAGATTTATGCTTCCCTTATTTAATGAGTCGATTCTAGCCGCTATCTTATTATAGCTTTTTTGCATTCTATCCAATTCCTGAGAGGCTGATCTTAGTAAATTGTTATAATCCCCTTGATCCTCTATGAGTTCTTTTAATGCTGCTCTCGCGTCTAATATAGACTTATTGCTTGTGCCAGGATTCGATGGATTATTTGGTGTGGGTGTCGCCATTTATGATTTACTATACAAATAAATATGTAAGCAATTTATTTTTTTGGCTTTGACGCCGTTGTTGAATAAGAGTACTGTTTTGCAGCTTCCATGACCTCTTTTGGTATCTTGACTTTATTCATATTAGTCTTATCTGTAACTACTCGATTTGCTTCGTTTCTCATCTCTTCCACTTTTTCTAGATGTGCGTTTATCTTCTTTATGTTAAACCGTCTATGAATAATGGGCATATTCCAAACCTCTGACCATGAGAAGCCACCACCACCGTGATACACTAATTCAAAACACTCTGTCATGAAAATAGGTTTGTATTCTACACCTGGAAACAAAGGATACCATATAGCAGTACCGTTTTTCATGTTTTAGTCTTCGAACTGTGGGAAGAAGAACGAAACTCCCATTGGCATGTCTGTAGTAATCTCTTCTCCGCTGTTTAACGTAAACGTGATCTTAGTATCTATGTCTGGTGTGTTCTTAGCTATGTCTTGTCTTAGAGATACAGCGTCCCTAGCCAAAAGGTAACCGTCATCGATGAATTCTCTGATTGTTTTAGTGCTATAGTCGCCGTTAACTGATGTTATCTGGTGTTTTAGCCTTGTTGATAATTGGCCGATCTCAGCGTTTGCTATCTTCTTCATGCCCTTTATCTCAGCATCAATCTTTCTATCATCGTCAACTGTCAATAGTCTATATGTAACGGTGTTTTTTGAGTGTGTAACAGACTCCTCTTGCTCCGAACCATCGGCTTTGTACTTGAACGTATAGTCCTTTCCGTAACCTAGAATCCTGGCGGCGATCAACAACGCATTACGGTCTCCTATGAGAAGATCCTCGTACCTTATATCGCTCTTAATAACAGACTTAAGCATGCGTTCTATCGCTAAGCCCTGACGTAACAGGTTCGCATTGGTGAGAATGTCCTCTTCCTTTGCTGTCATGTATTTCATTTCGACAGAACCTTTTGATAACGGATTGTCTTTTGCGTAAAGTTTTCCCTTGCTTGGGAGGTCGATCATTTCTGTTGGAACCGAGAATTTCTTTTCTGACATAGATTTGTTTTAATATAAATATACGTATATAAAATTTCCTGCATAAAAAAACCTCTCGAGTAGAGAGGCTTTTCTTTTTATTTTTAATAGATTAATAATTCAAAATGCAGTAGTCCATCGCAAGTGTCATGCTGATCTCTGTAGGATCTTGAGCTGAGAAGTCGTAAGATCCGAAGTTTGTTTCCTTGATGAACGCTCCTTTAAGAATCCACTCAGATACAATGTCACCAACTGGTCCGAGTACATTCAAGCTACAGTCTTTCTTGTAAAAGTCGGAGTAACCGTCGCGGCCTGTTACAGACTCGTGATGCAATCTCACCCATTCCATAACGGCTTGTTGTCCGCTTGGGCTGATGGGGTTATAAAGCGTTAGAGTCATGTCTCTCCACTCTGCGCGGCCTTTGAGCTTACGGTATACGTTGATGTGATCCAATTTGATCTCATTCAAAGTAACACCTGGAGCGTCAGCCTTTTTAATCATGAATGAAGGAATACCGTCTACGAAGAATACGAACCGATTCTGTACCGTTGGTTCGAATGCTGTAAACATTATTTCGTTTGCGTCCAATATTGGCATCTTACTGTGTTTTTATTTTGTATAAATATGCTTATTTATCTTTTTTATCTTTCGCAACCTCTTCTTTCTTCTTTTCGTCCTTAGCTCCCTTTTTCTTCTGCAATTCTTTTTTTATGCTCTCGTAAAGGGCTTTTGGCACTCTAATCTCTATAACTGTATCGTCGCTGATGTGTTTCATCTGTTTGTTTTTTACCTATTAAGAAAAGCTGGTTCCTGTTGGTAATATGTTAAAGTTCAAGTATACAAATTCAGCAGCTCTTGTAGGCTGTAAGTATATGCTACCTATCAATTGGTTTCTGTCTATAACGTCAGGGGTGTTGTTGCTTTCGTCCATTATAACTTGGAAAGCGTATAGACCCTGGCGCTGTTGAACTGTTTCAAGGTATGGATTAACTTGGTTCAAGAATTTGTTTCTTGTTGCTTGAGTGTTTGGTTCGAATACCAAAGTTTCTCCGATCTGACCGATGTAGCTCTTAAGTGCTATCAACAATCTTCTAACATTCACGCGATCTAGAGCAGAAGCTGCAGCTTGTAAAGTCTTCTGACCGTATACAACTGTTCCTACTCCAGGGAAGTTAGCGATTGGGTTAACACGACCTTGATATAGATTGTTTCTGTCTGTAATGCTAAGCTTTCTTTCTGGCTGTAACACTGTTCCTAGGCCACCGCGGTTAAGACCAGCTGGTGCGAACCACTCTGCAGAAACTTTATCGTTGTACTCGTATATCGCAGGGATTAGAGTAGAGGCTGGCACAAAGTTAATTTTGCCGGTTTCGCGACTTCTAACTTGTAGCCAAGGCCAGTAAGTAGCTCCGTAAGAGTTATCGTAAGTAGATGCTTCTGTTACAGCTTGGGTTAGATTTTGAGCATATCCAACAGTGTCTATAACAGCTATACAATCTCCACGTTCTTGTGCCAAAGTTAGCATACTGTTTATTTGAGTAGGAGCGTTTTGGCTAGTTAAACCTGGAGCGAACAATGTATCAAAGCGATAAGCGTCTTTGTTTCCAAGTAAGCTGAACGCTACATTATAGTTTGATCTCAAAAGTCCCTGAATGTTATTAGCGTTACTATCTGTTGAAGTTACTGGTATGTTTTCATAAAGATTCAAATTAGCAAGACCAAAGCTTCCAAAAAGCGCTCCAGTTGCTCCACCAAACGCTCCGTTAACTGAACCAGATCCTAACAAAGGTAGACTAGTAAAGTATTGTGATTTTGGTTGGCCAGTTGCATCGAAGTATCCTGGTGTTGGCGTGTTTACAGACTTAACGCGTACGTACTTGCTCTTATTTTGATAGCTTCCGTATGTCTGTAAGTAGTAATTTCCAAATTCGTCAGCTACAGGCACTTCGTATTGATCACCTATAACGTATCCTATGTAATTACTTTGGTTTGGATCTAAAGATAAACCGGTCCAAGTTTCTAGTATTGTTTTACTGTTGTTGTAATCGTCTCCGCGTCTTACTAACAAGCTAAATGTTCCTGAACCTGAATCAACTGATGCTATTTCCCATCTTACGTTTGCGCTAGAACCGCTAGGCAAAGCTCCGTTTGTAACAGTACCGCCTATGTTGTTCATTGTAACTCCAGTTGAAAGAGTTTCTAACGTAAAAGCGTAGTCGTTAATCGCGTTTGTACCACCAGATAAAGTACCCAAAAGCGTCATTGAACCTGTTGAAGCTCCAAACCATCCTCCAACATAAAACTTATATCCGTTGAATGATGTACCTGCTGAAGATGCACTAATTATTAGATTATTTCCTTGAGCGGTTATTGTTACTTGTGTATCAGCTGAGGCGCTTGCGTTATTAAATGCAGCTAATGAAGAACTCCACTGAGCTAATGTGTATGAACCACCTGCACCAGGGCTAAAATAACCGTAATCTAATGCAGAGTTATATTGGCTGTAATCTGAGCCAAATGTAGCTGGCATCAAATAGTAGTAATTATCATTGTTGTCTACTATCGTAAAAGGCGTGTAAGACGCGGTTTGAGCTGCGTTTAAGGCACTAACATTTATGCTTACAGCAGCAACTCCACCTTGAACTGAACTCAAAGCGTTTGTTACTGAGGCTGTAGCTGATGTGTATGATCCAGATGCGACTCTTGTAACCATCAAAGAATCTCCGCCTTGTTCAAAGTAGTTCAAAGCTGCAACGCTAGTTAGGTATTCGTAACTGTATCCTCCAGAAATAAAAGCCGCTCCGAAGATGGCTTTATATTCCGAATAAGAAGTTACTCTTGTTGGTATATTAACCGGTCCTGTTACTGTTGGACCTACTATTGCGGCTCCGGTTTCTACTGGGCCTTGTACTATTTGTGATAGATCGTTTTCTTGTAGAAAAACTCCTGGGGAAATCAACACTTCGCTCATTGGGTATTGTTTTTATCTATCAATAAATATGTAAATTTACATCAAAATTTATTGATTGAACTCACCAGTCTCTAAATTAATGCTTACCGCTCCGTATTTTTCGTTTAGCTCTGAAAATAACGCTGTTTCTCTTTTTTTAATATCGACAATGTTTTTCTTTACCTCTTGTAATTGGTTGTCGATTAGGATCTTTTGATATTCTAATTCTCCCACTGCAGAGATGGCTTGTAACACATCGTCTCTAACCATCTTAACTTTTGCTAATTCGTCTTCTGTGAGTCTTTTTTCCATAAACTATTGTTTTTTTGCTTTTTTACTTGTTGATTTTTTTGCTGTTTGAGTAGCCTTTTTAGCTGGTGTTGGCTTTTTCTTTATAGACGGTTCAACTGGTTGCTCTGTGGCAACGATAGGATCTTCTTCTACCATCACAAAATTGGTGATTTTAGGAGAATTTTGTTCTTCTTCAAAAGAACTAACTGATTCTTCGACTTTTGATGTCTTTTTTAACTTAACGTAAATTATAGCCGCTAATACAGCTACGGAAATTAGAATTGTTAGTAACATAAATTGTTTTTTTTGTTAACGTATGTATTTACAAATATAAATATATCAAAATTTATGAAAACACAACAATTTTAGTTTCTTGTTAGTCGACGAAGTCTGTGATACAGCCTTTTTCTGTTAGATCTTCAACGTTTTTAGAAGCTCTAAGTTCTGCCCTAGCTATTTCTTTTTCAGTAAAAAGCAAACAGCGTTCGTTCTTACCATTTGCGTCTTCAACCCAGACAGACACGTACCCTTTGTTTTCGTTTTTCTTTTTACGTGTATTCCACACTCTAATTAAGCGTCCAGCTTTTACTCTTACTTGATCAATTAAATTTGCCATATTTTTGTGTTTTATATTATTTTATACCACCACAGCCATCCCAAAAGTCTTACTACATAATATCTAAAATAGTTGTCAAACCTATTATCGTTTGTTATGTTAGTCCAAAATAGCATCTCTTTGTCACACTGTGCCCTAGTCATACCATAAGCTCTCTGGACGTACAAAACGTCGTGAACTAAATAACCAAATAGACCATCATTGAACGGTCTTACGAAGCTCCAGAGCCACTTGGGCACTGTCGACATATCGTATAAAAAACCTTTAGGTATATTTATTACTTTACCACAACTTAATTCTACAGTAATAGGTTGTTGTAACTTCCAATACTTTTGGCTTTTATTTGAGTAGACGTAAGATTGCACTATTAGCTCATCTGATAGTAGCTGCTCTACTACGTTATCTTTAGTAATATAGTTTACTCTTGCCACCTGCAATGGAATCTGTTACTATTTGTAAGTTGCTGGTTCTAATAAACGTTACTTGTTCGCCTAAACTGATCCATTCAGGATCATCGTTTGCAACACCAGCTTGTATTTGTGGTGTTAGCATATCCATCATTTCAGTATTTACATTATTGTAACTGCCTTCTGGCTTTTGTGCTAAGATTGAGAACACGTTCACTACTGTCGGTACATCTATTTCAACAGTTGCTACATCGTCGTCTTGTAATCCCTGACACGCTGTTTTAATCTTTTCCAGCGTTGGAAATGAAACGTAAGCTGCCGCTCCGAATAAAATGTCTGCTATCAGAAAATAGTGTTTTGCTTTTAATTGTACCTGTATCATGTTATGGTTTTGAAAAATAATATATAATATCTGCTATAATAAATATAAAGGCGGGGATGAAAGCTCCGATTACCGTCCATTTAAAATCTCTCCAGTCAAACTTAGTTTTCTTTACCTTTTCATCATACACCTCTTTCACTACACCTGTGCTTGCTGCCACAGCTAAAGCTACAACAGCAGATAACCACTGTTCAAAAGCGAAATTGGCTAATATAAACATAAATATCCAAATCACCATTCCTGCCCAGAAATGCATTTCATCATCTAGTTTTTTAAATCCAATATTGATCATTGTTTGATTATTTTAAATGATTTTACTCCATCTATGTTCACTATATAAATACCTGAAGAATATTTACTAATATCAATTGTATTTATTTTTTGAATATTTCTTATTGATTTTAACAGAGTTCCTGTTATTGAATATATTCTTATTTCTGTAAAATTATTACGATTTGGTAAATTGATCTGATATATTCCTGTATTGGAATTACCGCTTATATTTATTAATTCAATTTGTCTTTGTATTTGGGTTTGGATATTAGGTAAATCAAGATTAAGTGCTTCTTCAACAGTAAATGTTCCTTCTACACTGTAACTACCAATCATTCCATAATTACTTATATTAGCATTAGCAACATTATTTATACTAATATGGTAGATTCCAGTATTAAGTGTTGTATCTAAAACAGCATTTAATCTTGTTAATGGATTATACTTTTGTAATAAAGTAGTTCCATTATATAAACTCATTTCAATATCTATATTAGCCCTCACTCTGTTTCCACCTAAATTGTAAGGATTGGCTGTTAATATTAACCTGCCTCTTTTAGGAAGAATTATTCTATAAAAGTCTGTGTCGTTTGTTCTATTAATTAATTCAGAAAAACCTACTGTATTGACATTTATGCTAATAGGTGTTGCTAATTCAATTGTATTTCCAACACCATCTGGTCTATATCCAAATCCGTTAGTTGATGATGTTATCACTGCTAAATCATCTTGTAAACTTGTACAACCAAAACTAGTTGGACCGTTATGCCATACAGTCAGATTACGTGAGTAGCTGTCTCCCATAATAGGAGACCAGCTAGTTTCTCCTACTCCTCTTCCTGGGTTGTACTCAA